AGGCTATCTTCATTGGAAAATACTCCTAAAACGATTTCAAATTTGACCGCACTTTGCCCGAAAAGAAAAAACACCAATAACTCATCATTATTGGTGTTCTTATCACAAGCTAAAAATTAAGCACGTTTGAAGTCAAAACGTACAAATTTAAAAACACCAAATTTTAATTAATAAAATCAATTCATTAAACACTTTTAATGTTATTTATTTCCGAAACTTTACATATTTTTCCGAAACTACGAAAGTTACAGGGCTGTAATAATGCCATAAAATAAGGCGTAAAGACATTCAGATATTATAAAATGTCTATTACGCCCCGAATGGAAGAAGTCGCTGAACTTCTAGATTAAGGCAGGGTTTCAGGGAATGGCTCGTTAGTTATCCAAGTGATAACAGGCATCCGCATTGTATCCATGTCATCGGTTGGAACTTTATCCTTGAATCTCAACTCGATATAGTTGTAGTTTGATGTTCCACCAATATAAACCATTCCAACATTGTCACCGTCATCGCTATAAAATGGGAGCATAAACGATACTGATGGGCGAAATCCGTATGGGATTCTGCTATTTTGTAAGACATCCATTCGCTTAGCATGGTTCTTCTTCGTAAATTTTGGATTGCCACTTCCGTAAAAAGAAATAGCTCCCCATGGGCCGCCAGTAAAAGAACACGTCACAATGTTGTTCACTCTTCGCAATAATACATGGCCTTGCTTAATATTTACTGCTCCAGTTGTTATTCTTCTATCACCAGTGTCACCTGACACTACAACCCATTTATTATATTGCTTCTGCCACAAATAGGTTATATCACCATTGCCATTTAAAGAGATAAAAATTGTCCCTTTTCCCTCTCCCCCTGTGATTTTCCCTTGCGTTGTTTCAGGTTTGTCTGGTCGTCCATTACCAGTGATTATCATTGAATCACTGGATTGGCCACCGCCACCGCCAGTCGGGATTAACCCCTCAACTCGCTTAACTTCACTACCCATAAATTCAGCAAATTGTGTAAGTGTAGTATCAATCGTCATTATCTGTTGTATCCACGAGTATAGGCTTCTTTAAGGTTAAGTCCGTCTAACACTGTGAATTTACCAACAAGAAGCTGTAAAGATTGATTTGTTTGAGTAACTTTTTGAACCAATTTATTCAAGCCGTCCTCTCCCGTTTGAACGTTTTTAAGCAATTCGCCAAGCTCTTTAATAGTATCAATGCTTTGATCTACTTCACCACCTAAAAGCTCATTTTTAACTTCAGCTTTTGCTTGTTTTAAAAGCTCAATGATTTTCTTCGCTGATAGCGTTGAACTGTCGCCAGTGGAAGTATCGTCAATGCCTGCACTACTACCGGACAAGGTAGTAATTCGTTGATTAAGCTCATTGATAGCCCCAACAATCGAATTTTTTTGAGTGGTTGTCAGCGTGGATAATACACCGATGAGGGTGATGATTTCCTTATCTTTCATGCCGACGAATTCTGCGAATTCTGTGAGTGTTTGGTGAAATTCTGATCTTGCCATGTTATAAAGCCCCTATATTGTAAAAAGTTTTTAATTCTTCGAGAGTTGGGATTTTGTCCTTTCTCTCGCCAATCTCTTTTATTAAACGCACTTTAACCTTGATGTTAGGTCTTGAACGTTTAACTAATCTAATAATCATCTCGCCTCCGTGATATCGTGAATAAGCGTGAATTCACCGCCAGCGAGCGTTCTAATTAATCCTTGTGGACTGGTACACTGCAAATCCCAGCTTGCGGTTTCCCATTTAGCGCCTAGCGTTTTGTCGTGCGATAATGTAACTGTTACTAGATTTTCGCTCACAGTAATCTCACCAGTTTCGGTTGATAGCTTGATAATCTCGCCTTTCTTCGGCTCAATCCACATATCGAACTTACTTCCAGTCAAATCACTTTTCTGCTCGTCATCTTCTAGGATTTCAAACGTCCACCCGTCATCATCACCACGCACTGTTTCCAGCTCAATGTTTTCCATCTTTGCTCCAATAAAAAACCGCACCAAGATTTCTCAAAGTGCGGTTGGTTTAGTTTAAGGTTGATTAGATTACGATTTGACCGTTTTCTTTCAAATAAGCATAAATTCGTTCCAGTTCAATCTGCGCTGTTGTTTTACCAATATCGTCTTTAGTTAATGGCTTACTCATTAGCTCTTTAGCTGCCACTGCGTCAATCCACTTATAATCAGAGATGATTGGCGTGAAGTTAGTCACAGAACCGTCACTATCTTCGCCAGTTCCTAATACATACTTAGCATTGATTGAACCATCTTCCTGTTTTGAGTATGCAGCAATAGCTGAATACATCGGATTAAGAATCTTATTAAATGTTGTCATGTTAACTCCTATTGATAGATTGTTCTTGTGTCAGATACTGCGTAAGCTGTCACGCAGATTTTTGTGTTGCCACCACCAAATCCAAAAACCTCTGGTGGATGGTGTCCTTGGGATGTCTTAGAATAATAATATTGCTTCCGCTCGTTAGCATTGACGATAAAGCTAATATCTGAATTAACGATGAATACAATGCGTTTGACTGGCGATGGATTAATGTGAATTGTGGTTGAGTATAAGGTGGTCCTACTATTATCCGAACCTTTGCTACCTACATTAACATTTGCCACAAACACCTCACACAAATTACCGCCAATAAGCTGATTAACCTCAAGCGCTCCCGTGAATTTACCAGTTACACCCTCTAATCTCGCTCCTCGTATCGTGCCACCCTCAATCACAGAACCTTTAACAGAACCACCGTTTACGGTTGTACCGCTGATTGTTGTACCTGTGATTGTGCCACCGGATATGTTATTACCATTGATGTTATTACCATTAATGGTCGCCCCTGTTATCGTACCGCCAGAGATGTTATTACCATTAATATTGTTACCGCTGATGTTGTTACCGTTTATGGTATTACCACTGATACTCGTACCTGTGATTGTTCCTGCTGTAATTCGTCCAATGTCCGAACTAATAGCAGAAAGGCTGTCCACATTTAGCTTATCAGAGGTTAATGACCGTGTGGCAATATGGTCTGCTCCGATGCTACCAACGGCAATATGCTTAGCTGCTACCGCACCAGTTGCAATCTTGTTTGAGGTAATACTATCAGCCGCCATTTGTTGAGCTGTGATTGAATCAGTTACAATCGAGCCACCGTGAATAGCGGTGACACCTGTATTTTGCCAAGCGCTAGGTTGTGTTGTGTACTCCGTGCATTCCTCTAACATTGGGCGGCCAACAAACATCCAAGTGCCGTTTGGGTTTGAACCATCACCATCGTAAAGGAAGAAGAACACATCAACACTAACTGCGTTTGGAGGGGCTTTGAATTTTATAAATGCCCTTTTCGCAGTATTAATACCTCTAAAATTGTACTGCCGGCTAACTGTTTCTGTCTTATTTAGCAACCACTCTCCATTAGCTCCCCTAGCATCAATATAAAGCTCAACTTTTGAGCCAGCGTGGTTTCCCATATAAGCTGAAACCATATACCAATGATTAGCATTAATTGGAACGTTTTGGTAAATGCCGCTTTTTATGCCTGCGTTGTTTGCAATCTTGTTATGCCACCTTAGGATATTCTCATTCCTTAAATACCCACCTCGCATCATGCCATAATCAGGGTCTTGAAAGCATAATCTTTCACCTCTCTTATCTGGAGGCAGGTTACCTTCAAACGCGAACCAACCATCTGGCACACCGTCCGTTGGATTGGCGAATATAGGGTTATAAAATAGATTCCCACCAAGTCCAATCGCTAACTTGTCAGCAGTGATTTGACCTACTGCCATGTGTTCAGCACGCACAGCTCCAGCTTGTAACGCACCAGCTCCAATTGTATTTGCACCAATTTGGTCTGCTTGCAATGTGCCGACTAATTGAGTTGTCTTAATGCGAACTCCGCTTGCATCAATGCCATTCTCAAGGTATTTGCTACCGTTCCACGCGTAGAGTTTACCGTCTGCGGTGTTGTAAACTTGTTTATGACCTTGATATTCATCGACATTCAAGCCATTGACCGTTTTAATTAAGTCAAGATTGCGAGCAGGTAATGCAGTGTCGATTACTTCGTTTACGATGTTTTGAGAAAGTTTTTTGTTTAAAATCTCTAACTCTGCATCAATATCAACTGAGCTTTCGCCACGAGTACCAGTCAACTGGTTAAATGGCCCGACATTTACACCTCTGGTGTGTCTTAACCAATAGTATCTAACCTGATTAGCTCCGACTTCGTGCGTGTAAACCCTGGAATTTACTTTAGCTAGTAGTCTAGCGGTTTTTAGATCATCGGTTTCGCTAACGTAAATCTCTGTCGCTGTGGCATCATTAATCCAATCCCACTCGATTGTGATATTACCTAGTCCGCCAGTAACTCTGACGCCTGTCGGTGCTGGAGGTTTATCAATAACAAAGGTCTGCGTTCTTTCGCTTAATAACTCACCGCTCTCACTCTTAACTTGAATGACAATGGTGTATTCGCCATTCTCAAAATCATCAAAACTAACATTTGGTGATGATTGACCTAAGCGAACATCATACAAAGCGCCATCTTTGTAGATTTTGATGTCATATTTGACTAATCCGCTCCCACCTGTAATCTCGGTCGAGAAACTAACGCTGCCGTCTTGATTAACATTAACGTTGATATTGCTGATTTGCGGAACACTTAGGATTGAAGTTGCTCTAGGCTCAAACTTCGCACCATTATCAACAATCGCTTCTTTCTGCGGCTCGTGCTGCAAGGCTGTGATGGTGTATTTGCCTTTTTCCTCCTCTTTAACGGTTAAAGCCTTAAATAGCTGACTTGTAACCTGTTGAGTGGATAACGACCATACGCCATAAACCTCTAATCCAGTTGGAGCTTGGTCTAAAGTAACTTCGGCACCTTTCGCAGAGATAATCTTAATGTCTTGATGTCTCGCGTTTTGGTTAATGTAACTAAAGTAACTATTGCCATTGATGGAAATTTCTCTATCTAAAGTAACTTTTTTTCCATTAATTGCTAAAACTCGACCACCAATGTTTGTGCCTGCGTAGTACGTATCAGCAACCTTAATAATGTCACCTGGTACGTGCATCAATCCCTCTGCGCCAACAGTAAAGGTGACAGTTTTCGTTTCTAGCTTTTCTGTTTGAAGCAACCACAAACCCGTACGATGTGCTTGCCCTCTAGAAGTACAACCAAAGGCGGTGATTTTCTTAACGTTTAAACCATTCTTACGAATAGAATCATCATCTGAAACATATTCAATCGTTCTTTCATAAGAATTATTTTTATCCACATATTCAACTTGAATAGCATTATGGCGAGCTTTCTTAGCTGAAAATGTGTAATTAAATCCACTCTCATCTACGTTTGCGTTTGTATAAGTCCAAACGGGGTCATAAGGGCGATCCATCACTACCGTTAATTGTTGACCGTTCCAAACTGGCATTGCTCGGAAAATGGAACAAATGTCATTAATCACATCATACGCAGAACGTTGCTCTGTCAGCCAAGCATTACAGGTAAATCTAGGCTCTTTACCGCCAAAGCCATCAGGAACGAGCTGGTCGCAATATTGAGCAACTTGGTATAAAGTCCATTTATCAGCACCGAACTCACCTAGTCTATTGCCTAATCCGTAACGTTTGTTTGTGACAATATCGAATAAAACCCAAGCAGGATTATCAGTCCAGTCTATTTTGAATGTACCATCCCAAACGCCAGAATATTGTCTTGTTATAGGATTGTAGTTGCTAGGGATTTTGACCTTAATCCCCATAATGTCGTATGTTCGTGTCGGGAGGTTGCTGAAATACTCCGAATCAAATTTAACACCGATTAATGCGGTGTTAGGATAAGTAAATACTGTATCAATAACCTCTGTGTAACTCGACCACAGCGTATTATTTTGAAGTTTTTGAGAGTTGCTATCTTCAGTTAATCGCTCAACCTTAATAGTAAACGGAACAGGCGGTAGATTCCCAAATGTGTGCTGTTGTAGGTATTGAGAGCTATATTTACCAGCAATAGTCACGGGATATGACTTACCCCCAATGGTAATAACTAGATTAACTTGTGAGCCGTTAATATCTCCGTTATCCTCCATTTTAGAAAGGGCTTGAACGCCAATTGTAAATCTTAATCTAGATACTTTACTGTCTGTAATCGTTCTTGTTATAGGTAGATTTCTTCGCACCTGCGCAGATACAGAAACCTCTTTTTCTGATGCACTAAATCCACTAAGTACATCTTGTACTTGTCCACCAATTCGACCTTGTAATGACACATTTTTGAAGTTGAATGAACCGTTCTTGTTCTGAACTGGTGTATTATCTAAATAGACGGACTTCATCCCGTCAGCTAAACCAGCCACCTCGCCCTCAGAGATAACTTCGACAATTTTAATTAACTGTTTGCTTCGGCTTGTTTCCTTTGCTTCAACTGGTGTGTGTGTGCTACCTGCACCGCTTCCAATGTTAGCTTCAGGGCTGAGTACAGTGCCAGGGCTAGGACTGCCACCACCTCTTCTACTACCTTTACCCATTATCACCTCCCCGCGCTGCTATCCAAGGATAAATCTTTCCATTCTTATCTCTGTATCTGTTTAAATCACCGATTCCAGTATTGCTATTACCAGTGTTAACAGTGTCGCTAGCGGTTAGTTTATTGGTATCTTCCGTGGTAGATACAGTTGGCTCTCTCTCGACATCCATAGTTTCAACACCTTGAGAGATAACAAGCGTGCCAGTTCTGATTAACCCGTAAGCGAGAGGCATAGATTTACCTTGTGCCACCATATTTGATAGGTTTGAAAAGCTTGTTGATTGCTTTTTCTCTTTCTCTTCTTGTCTGCTTTTTATACTTTCTGGCTTAATTGCTCCAGTCTGAGTTACCCCCCTCATTGTTGGCATTTTTGTGAGCATTTGAGCCACACCGCCAAGCAACATTGATGCACCCAATCCACCAATCATCATCGCGGAAGTTGTACCAAGAACACCAAATCCAAGCGGGCCCAAAACTAACGCACCCGCAACGATTGCCGCACCGGCGATCACCCTACGTAATCCACCTCCTTTTGAGCCTTTTAGGGTTGGCGTAAAGTGGATGGTTGCATCGTCTTTTAGCTTTTGGCTTAATCCCTGTTCTAAATAACGACTATCTAAATACTCTCGCCCCACTCTTACGGTGAATAATCCCTGTTGAATAAATTGTCTAAGTTTTGGGATTTGACTTGTTAGAGCGTGTACCACTTCGGCAGGTGTCTTGCAGTCTAGATTAAATTCAGTTCCAAACTGTTTAAGGCTGCCGTAAAATCTAACGTTGACCATTCTCTGTATCTCCAAATACTGTGGGTATGTTTAAGCCAGTAACCATCATATAAATCTCGCTTAGATAAGCGTTTTGGTGCGTGATGCAATACCATCTGATCGCCTACATAAATCGCAGCGTGATTAGGCACATCCGAACCAACACTGATCAAAATTACATCGCCAATTTGAGGCTCACTAACTTTCTCAAAGCCGTGCTTTTCCATATTGTCTAAGTAGAGATTAAAGCCATCCTCCCACCAGTAATTAGCACGTTCAAAGTTAGGTAATTCACAGCCGGATAAAGCATAAAAATCCCTAAAGAGTGTGTAGCAATCCATTTCACCGTGATTAAAGTCACGACCGATTAAGAATGGAATCTTGGGGAAGATTTTGATTTGCTCATCACATACCAACCAGAAATCTAATTGGCTGTATAGTTGAGTTTGTAAGTCTGATAGAGAGAGCTTTAATTCGCCTTGTGGGTGCGAGTGGACTAGCGCCATAATCTCGCCTTTCTCTGATGCGTTGATGTAATCTTCTGGCGATATTTCAAAGTGATTTTCTTTATCTTCTGCTACGTTTCCGCAAGGCATAAAGATTTTTTCATCCCTCACTAAAACAACAAAACCACAGCTTTCCTGCGGTTCTTTTGATTTTGAGTATTTGATAATCTCGTTGTGTAGTTTACCGTCCATCATCTACCCCAATTTATCAACGCTGACAAATCCGCCATAGTTTTGTGTATTGTTTCTCAACTTGCACCCAGTCAATAAACCGCTGCATTTATCCTTTTGTGGGTCAGTAGTCGGTTGGTCTTTTTCATCTGCAACCGCCTTACCCGTATAACCGCACTCAACACCACGATAAAGCCAGCTGCAGGTCGATGTAATCATTCTTGCGCCAATTAAAGCGTTGTCTGTTTCTGACGGTAAAGCTAGAGTAAATTGAGCGATACTGCGATTAAGAGAGGATAACTGTTCAATAACAAAATAACTCAAGGCTTCTTGGTTTGGGTCGGCTTTCTTGTTACCACCCTCAAAGTTCACCGCATCAAGATAGTGCATATAGACCAATCTGCGTCTAACAATGCCACCCAAACACTGTTCAAAACGATTACAGAGTGCGGTAACAAAGCCATCCACATTCCCAATCGTTAATGTTGGTCGGTTGCTTGGCCCGTTGCCTGATAACTCAAAGCCATCCGCTTTTACACCAAACGGTTGATAGGTCTTACCTTGCCAGACGATAGGTTGTGATTGTTCGTTATATCCAGCATAAAAGCGGTATAACTCACCACTGATACCATTATCATCTCTTAAACTTCGCAAATCCACTTCAAACAACTCAATGAGTGCATTTTGCTCTAGCTTGGCTAGGTCTAACTTAAATTGATTGCTAATTGCTTGTGGCATTACGGCACCTCAACAAAACTACAGCTAAACTCGGTGAAATTTAAGCCCATCTTCGCAGGCCATTTACTGCAAACAACCTTAATACTTTTACCGGTGAATGGGTCTTTAAAAAGAAAAGGATGAATTCCTTTGTGTTTTTTGAAGAATTCATCCACTTCTAGGCGGTCTTTATTTTTAACCTTAACTTCAACAGAATAAGAGCGAAGTAAACTATTAATGCCTTGCAACTGGCGTTGAGTGTACCCATCACCAAATTCAATCGAGTTTACTTTTGGTTCACTGTCAATCTGAAATCCTGGTCTAGCGCACCATTTAAATGTTTCCATACCTACCCCTAAGCGAATACGCCACCAGAACGCATATTGTTTGAAATAATACCGTTTGTTTCTTGTCTTACTATCTTACGGATTAACTCTACTGTGATTTCGGTTTCGCCATTTCGCTGCTTTTGCTCAACGTTAGCATTGACCGGTTCGCCATTGTTAATTACCTTAACGGAAATGCTTCCGCCTGCCATAGGCTTGTAACCAGTTGACGGAATAGAGCCTACCGCTCCACCGCTAGCATATCCACGACCATAATTAAGGTGATTTAAAAATCCAATCCCTAGTCTTGATGTTGCCTCTTTGGTGATAACGTATTCGCCACGATGAACAATACCTGCTGGTTGATATTTGCCACCATCGCCAGTATATCCACCGCCAGCATAACCACCAACATAACCACCACCAGACAAGCCTAAGAATTTACCAACTTCAGTGCCACCAAAAGCCGCTTTCAATGAGTTAAAAATCATCATCTTGATAATCATTGATGAGAGGTCTCTCAATATTGATTGAGCTAAAGAGCGGAAGTCTGCTTTACCAGTCATTACAAAGTCAGTTAAAGCGCCAGCCATACCATTAAAGGCATTTTGAGTAACCTGCGACATATTCGCAGCCATATCACCAAAACTATCTTGGATTTGGTTTATACCGTCTTTAATCCCTGCAATCGGATTACCTCTTCGTTTCTCTGATTCTGCCTGAATAATAGCTCTACGCTCTTTCAGTTTTGCGATTTCTTCATCAAGCTTGGCGATATTCTCTTGCGACATTCCAATCTTTAATCGGGATGCCTCAACGTCTAATTGATGATTGTATTGCAGTAATTCTTGCTCTTTTCTTGTTTTGCCAAGTAATTGAAGTTCAAACTGCATTTCTCGCAGTTTTTCACCGTTGTCATAGGCAAATTGAGCAATTGCCACGCTTTGTTGTGCTGCATCAATTTGAGCCGCCATGTCTTTAAGTTTAGCTAAACCATCTGCACCAAAATGAGCGTATTTCTCGCCATTCGCCGCAATATCTTGAGTGATTTTATTTAACTCTTGATACTGGCTGACTTGACCAAAAACAGAAATATCTTGAGCGCTTGCCCGAATTTCTGACAGTCTGCGCTCCATTTCACTAAGTTGGTCAGTGTACTGCTTCACATAATCAACTTTAGAACCACCAGAAGATTTACTGGCTTTTGATTTTCTTGATGAGCCGCCTTTACTGCCTTTGCCAATGTTTTGTGACTCGAGCAATTTTTCGTAGTTTGCAGCAACCTCTTTTTGGTCGGCAGAGCCAACTTCAAAGCCTTGACTTAACGCATAATCCTCGGCTTGAAGTCTGCGTTTTTTGGCTGGGTCGGTTTCTTTATTGATTGCAATTTGGCGATTGTTTCTCTCAATTAGCTGTGTTGCTTTATCACTTAAAGCATTTTGAACGCTAAAGCCGAGAGCATTAAACTGGCTCGCCACCAAAACAGCCATCGCACCCATTCTCTCGACCGCACTTGTAACAGATGCTGCACCGCTTTCAGCGCTTGGGAAAATTCGATTCAAATCATCGAGAGAAAATCCGATTGAATCAATACTGACCTTGGAAGTGTCTAGCGTTGGGAGCAGGCTTTTTAATTTATCGTGAAATTCAGCAACAGGAACTTGACTGATGATTGTTTTCAAATCATCTTCTGACTTGGTTAGTTTTTCGTTAGCTTTTGCTAATTCGGCTTTTTTGATAGCTAAATCTTGGTTTGCTTTAGCTAATGCGTTCAAATACGCTGAATCTTCCGCTTCGCCTCTCTGTTGTGCGATTTGTTTGCCTTGCTCGACGATTCTATTGAGTTTCTCGTACTCTTCAGCTAATCGCTTAATTTCGTCCTTTTGAGCGGTGATTGACTGCTCTAATTTAGCTTTCATTCCATTAAGCACTGCGGCTGATGTATTAGCTAATTTTCCAGTCGTTACATCTAAGCTATCAGCAAAGGATAGTAATTCTTGTCGAGCTGCTTCTGTTTTTTGTTGATAATCAAGGAAAACACCGACGCCAGCAGATAATCCAAGTGTTAATAATCCAAGTGGACCGCCAACAAAACCTAATGCACCACCTAAACCTCTACCGGTTGCGGTTAATGATTGCTGTGCAGCGGTTAGGTTTCGAGCTGCGGCGGCTTGAGCAGACATAGCTGCGGAAGCCTGAATACTTGCAGCAATCCAAGTACGGATTTTGCTAACGCTCCAAATTACACCTACACCTGCTGCAAGGCTTGCCACTACGGTTAAGTGATTGGCGATTTCGTTGATAGCCTTAGCGAACGCCTCACTTGCTCCAGTGGATTTATCTAATTCACCAATCCATTTAACAGCAGATGTATTGAGATTTTCAAAGGCTGCGGAAATAGTAAGAATTCGAGTGTTAAACTGGTCATCAACAGATTCCTTTGCTCGCTCCAATGCAGGAACAAGCACATCCATTGTTAGCTTGCCATCTTTCGCCATATTGCGAAGTTCGCCAGTGGTAACACCTAAACCTGTCGCAATCGCTTTCGCTAACGCTGGAGTCTGCTCCATTACAGAGTTAAATTCATCACCACGAAGAATCCCACTCCCGAGAGCTTGCCCGAACTGTGTCAATGCTGCATCGGCCGCACCAGCACTTGCACCTGATACTGCCACCGCTTTAGACACTGTTTCGGTTAAACTAGCAATCTGTGCTTGGCTAATCTTTAATGTTTCAGCATTTTGAGCAAATCGCTGATAAACCCCTGAAGTCGCATTAATGCTTTGGTTTGTTTTTAACGCAATATCAAAAACGTTATTTAAACCTCTGGAACTACTGATTGATGCACTTTCGACCAATCGGAGTTTGTTTTGAATTTCAGTATATCCATCGGCAAAACCTTTTAATTGACTTACACCAAAGCCAGCTATACCAGCCTTGAAAAGGTTCGCAGATACACGATTGAGCGAGTTTATCGACCGCTCAATATTATTTAATTGTTTTGTTGTGGTATCAGTAAAGCGTTTAACTCTGCCTTGTGCGTTATTGATACCACTTTGGAATTTAACCTGATCTAACTCAAGCTGAATATTTACGTATCCTAATGAGCCTGCCATTTTTACTCCAGTTATCTATTTGCTAAGTATTCAGCAGAACCGTCATCAAACTCTTCTTCTTTCTTCTCTTTGTAGAAAGGCATAAAATCTGATAGCTCTGGCGGTTTGCCTTTCGGATCACTATTAACCATTGCTAAAACGTGCGAAATTTGAGCCGAGCGGTAATCATCACGCCACAATCCGAACGGTTGTTCTTCGTAAAATAGGCGGTATTCCTGTAAATGGCTTTCCGGCATCTGCTCAATTTCTTCTAGCGCTTTACCGAGAGAAAGCGACAGGTTTATTTGGAACTTTCTTCGGCTGGTGAGTTTTTTGGTTCACCGTCCATAATGGCTTGGTTAAGTTGCTCAATGACAGCCTTGTCTAACTGCGCTAACGCTTCTAAATCGCTTTCATCTTCAGCGTTGAATAGGTTTACACCATTCTCGTCACATAAACGCATAGCGATTGTGCGAGTTAATTTGTGTTTGTCGTAAACTTTGGCCAATTGCTTGGTTAGGGTATCTTCATCGCTAAAATCAAGCGTAGTACCTTGACTTTCAGCAATGCGGACTAATTCTTGTTGTTGACCGTATAAGGCTTTGTTCATTTCGCCAACGGTAAACTCACGGATGTAATAGGTGTCGCCTAAAATTTCCACTGGTTTTACTTTTGGCTTGCGTGATAAAAGTTTATCTCTTAAATTCATTCTTTCTGCCCTATAAAAAGAAAACCGAGAGGATTAACTCTCGGCTCTGTTATTTACGCTGTTGTCGGTAAAAAATAATCACGTTTTGCTTTCTTAATGGTTACGCCTGATTCAAATTTACCTTTCACTTCACCGCTGAAGTTAGGCGAGGTTTGAATAAAGCCTGTACCATATAAAGCACCTTGATTGTTTTTCAAAATCATCAACCAAGGGAATGTTTCCTTGTTGTAGAATTTTTTACGCAAATCTTGCTGCATATCTGTAGCCGGAGCGTAGTAGAAAGACAGTTTGATTGAACCGTATTCAATTTCACCTGCTTCTGTTTCTGTACCCTCCGAACACATTGTAGTGATATCGGTCTCACCTAATGTATCACCGTCACCGTCAATCTGTTTAATCGCACAGAAATTGCTTGATAATTGGATTTTTGAAACTTTAGCTTTAGTAAAGTCTGTCGGTTTATCAAAACCTTTCCAATCCACTTCATCTGCAAGCGTTACTGTATCAGTAGATACAGATTTAACAGGATAACAGCCATCTAACGCACCTAAGCCTGTGATTCGGATAAAATCACCTGCTTTTAAGCCATTGCTTGCTGCGGTAATTGTGGCATTTGGCGTAACAGAGCAAGCTGTAATCGCTTTCTCTGTTTCGTATCCAACGCCTAAGTAAAACTTAGTCCCTTGAAAAGGGGTTGTTTGTGTAGGCATATTTAGTCCTCATACTTAATTTGATATTTAAGGTTAGATACGAACCAGGTGCGATTTGTCGCATCTTGCTCGTATCCGTAGCTAATAAGAGTAATTTCGGAAATATTTTCCAATAATTCATCATTAGATATAGCTACACTTAACCGCTCTTTGATTTTGTCTGCAATATCATCTAATGCGTCGTCGCCAAAAGCAGTTTTAAGGCAAATCGTGATGTTTAAGGATGCAGTATATTCGTGATGACAGAGATCTATCTCTTCGCAGGAAATATCATCAAGGAAAACTGCAATAGCTGCTTTCTCTTGGTCAATATCAATAAATAAAGGATGTCCAGAATAAATATTCTCAACACCCTTTATACTGCTTTTGAGAATATCAGACACTTGGTGTCGAATCTTTTTGTGAATTAACATTTAACCCTCTATTTTTTAAAAATGTTACTCAACTCTCTTGTCAGTTCAACTTTGATCCGACTCGAATAATCTTTTAACTCACTATGGAAAGCGGTTGTTAAAGGTCTAAATAACGGAATCTTAACAACATCAATTGGGTACCGCTCTTTGCCTCGTCGCTGCATAACGTGCTTACGACCATTTGCTAGAGTTTGGATAAAACCACGTTGTATTTGATGATTCCCTATTCTAATTTTCCCTCTACTCGCTCGCATGGTTCGTCTAGAGTTTTCCAGCAATCGGATTAACGGTAAATTTCTTCCATCAACTCGTATTTTTGCGACAGGTCTACTCGCTGTTGCTTTTTGTGACAATCGAGTTCGCTTGCGGATTAATTTGGCTGGTACATGAATATCTTTGGATACGGTTTTTGTTCCATTTTTAATTGCACTTCTAGCCACCTTATTAATCGCTTTTGCTGCCGCCTTAGGCACGACTTTATTGGTCAGTTTTTGGATATTAGCTTGTAATGCTTCCATCCCTTCAATCTTCACCGCCACATTTACTCCAACTGCAACACGATTTTTCCATCTTCAAAACTAAACCCGCGTACAACATACTCATTGTTTGTTGTCGTAATGACATCGCCAAGTTTCGGCTTATAGCCAGACGAGCGAAAAAGTGTTAGCGTGCGAGTTGTACCGTTGATTAAGTAATCATCGCCATAATTTCCGCTCATCACCTTTGGCGCCTCATCAAGCACCGCTTTGTATTTCTTGCCATTGATGATGTAGACGGACATCATTACATCAGATATAACTTTGTCCGCCTGCGAGATTGCTACATCAAACGGACTAGGCGTTGATCTTGACATCTACGGTTTCCACTGATGCACCGCTTGCGCGCCACGCAACACCTAAGCGCTTGTTACTGCCTGCGGTAGTTGTTGCACCATCTGCTGACCAGTAAACAACTGCGCCCTGTTTAATGTCATCAGCCGCTTTTGCTTTAACAGTAAACACACCAGTAGTTAAGCCAACGCCTACACCATTTTGAGCAACATCACTTTCTGCAACAACTGCAAGATTTTCGATCATTGCAACATCACCGCTCTTCATGGCAGCGGTTGCGGTAAAGCGTACTGTGTTGCCATCTTGTACATAATTCTTAGCCATATTCAATTAATCCTATGATTTATTTAATAAAAAACCGCACTTCGTTTAAAAGTGCGGTCGTTATTTAGGGTGTTTTAAGTTACTTGTTTGTAACTTTTACAATGCCACGGTAGTCAATTACGTTTACGCCGGCATCAATACGAACTTTAGTAGCTACGCCATCAACGGTAAAGCCTTGTTGTTGCTCGATGTATGGTGTATCAATGCCGTCAAGATATGAAACCTCAATAGCCTCTTTATTGATCAAGTACCATTCTTTCGGATTTGCAATTTGTAAACGAGCAGATTTAATTGGATCTACAACACCTTGCAATGGATTAATGATTCCTGAGTTAATATCCGCACCCTCTACGCTTGTAGAGCCTAATAATTGTTTAGCACGAGTATATAAAGAAGTTGGAGCTAACAAGAATTCAGGCTCGATAGCTAAAGGCTGACCACTTGCATCAACGAAACCATTCATCATTTGAATAGCTTTATCAATGTTTGTAATGTCTAGTGCCGCGTTGTTGAATGCGTTGTTGTGTGACGCATCAAATAATTTTTTGCCGTCTTGAGCAATAGCATTACCGGTTAAAAGTGCGAACACTAATTTAGCAATGGTTGCTTTTGCAGCTTGCCCCATTTTCTCAGGGATTTTAGTCAAGAGGTGCATATCATCGTTCAAGATAGCTTGACGAGTGATTGAGAATAATTGACCGTATGTTGCAAGCGCTACATTCGCACCCTCATCACCAATCTTACCGTAACCGTATTCTTCACCTTCGCCAACTTCAGGAAGATAACTAAAACCACCAAGACCAACTCGTTTAGTTGCGCGGAAATCGGTTAGAGTGCCGCGAGTAGTGAATTTCTCATAATCTTCTACCGCACTTTCCCATCCTTTTAATAAGGATTTGTGTGCCACATCAATTAAGATTTGACCGAAGTCTGAGCTTGAGTGCGTGAACGCTAATCCAACGATACCCATTGCATTTTGACCTGCAACACTAACACCACGATCTGCAAGTGATGCGCGTGCTAACTCTCGCAAGCTCATACCGCTATATGCGTTAGCTTTTGTGTTTGATTGATCCTTATCAATACCTGCACGTGCTAACAATGATTGTTTAACACTATCGCCAACAATATTACCATTACCAGCGTATGCGGTAGGCGCGGCGCTTGGTGTGGTGTTCGCACCAAGTTTTGCTAACAATTTGTCTTTTGCTTGCTCTGCGGTAATTGATAAATCACCTAAGCACTCTACTAACAAATCGCTATGAGCTGAGCCAAACGGAGCAAATACGGCTTTAATATCCGCATTGCGTTTATTTAAATCAGCTTGCACTTGCGCAGTATTATCTACTGTCACAGTTTGAGTTTGATTTACTGGCGCTGATTGTTCAGTTGGTGTTGCTTGTGGTGCTGGATTTGAGCCAGCGTTGCCTTGTGGCTTAAACAACATATCTTTCATTGCTTTTGGCATATTTTCAAAGTCCTCTAGTTTTCGTGATTTAATAGACGCCATCGCCACAAGTGGTTCGGCTAATTTGTCGGCAAATCCTTGTTCAACACACTCTTTACCGTTGAGCCAAGTTTCTGCTGATAGCATTTCTGCTAATTCTTCTGGTGTTTTCCCTGTTTTGTTTGCATAGGCTGGGATTAGCGTATTTTCAACCTTATCTAATAAGTCGGCATACTTGCGCATATCCTCAGCATCGCCACCTTGGATTCCCCAAGGTTTATGGATCATCATCATTGCGTTTTCTGGCATGATTACCTCATTACCAGCCATCGCAATAACGCTCGCCATACTTGCCGCTAAACCGTCAATGTAAACTGTCACATTTGCAGGGTGATTTTTTAGCAAGTTGTAAATAGCAATCCCATCAAATACATCTCCACCGGGCGAGTGAATGTGTAGGTTAATCTGCTTGAGGTTGTTGCCAAGCGCTTTTAGATCTTTCGAAAAGCTCTTAGCGGTAATACCCCAATATCCGATCTCATCATAAATTGAGATCTCTGCTGTATCATTGGCTTTGGCTTTGATTGAGTACCAAGACTGGTTATTCGTCTTTGTCGCGCTCGTTGCCATCGCCACCGGAGACAGAATCATCTTTTGTTTTGTCATTTGTCGTACCTGTGTTAGTTAAATCTGTGTCAAACTTGAGACCAAATTTTCGGTTTTCCTCAACCTCAACTATTCGTCTGCGTTTCACTTCTGCTGGATTGCTACCGCTAGCTCTTACAGCTTGGCTCTCAGTTGCTAAACCGCCCTTGATGCGCTCTTTCCATGCTTGCGCCTCTTTTATTGGGTCAATCCATGGCATCACTGGTCCACTGTAAACGGCGTTATAAAGTGACCCTGGATCAATATCGACTGGCACCTCAATTTCACCGCTAACAATTGCCATTTTTAGCCATTCTCGGTAAATCGGGCGAGATATGTGTGCAACAAAAGTATCTTGTAAAACTGCGTAACCCTCAAAGCTCTCCACCAACTCTTGGCGTTGGCTTGAGTAAGTGCCGTTATAGTCTCTAGCAATGCTTGAGTAACTCGATCTAGTTCCTGCTGCTGTTGCTCTTAATTGTCCGTTTCTAAATGTTTCGAGATTTACATTCGGACGGTTCGAGTTGATCAACCCTATATCTTCGCCAGGTTTAAGATCGTCAATGATTGCACCTGGAGCAATCTCAAAATCTCGCTCTGGACTATCTGCGCTGTAATCCTCATTATCCCCGTAAAGCGATGCGTCACCTTTTTTGATGTACATCGTAAAGGCGGCGGCAATTCGTGCTGCCACACGCTCGCTTTCCTCATAATCTTTAAGGTCGGCAAGACGAACAATTACACCGTGCAACATTGACACGCCGCGCAACTGGTGCAACCGCTTTTTAAACGCAAGATGCAACATATTTTCTGCCAGCACAGTCTTCACTCGCCCGTAAGTGCGGTTGTTTTCCTGTGGGTTATCCATGTAAACACGGTAAGACACTGGGCGGCGCCAAGCATTAATCTCTATGCCTTGGATTACATTAGCTGTATCAGATTGCCACATCGGCACAAAATCAGGCTCTAACGCCTCAAGGCTAAAGGCAATGCCAGTGCTATGATTCAACCCAGCCACCGCACCACGCACGAGTTGGATAAATACTTCCCCGTCTCGCAACCAAGTTCTTAAAAGTATCCGCTCCAGTTCTGGGCGCGTGAATTGTCCTGTGACTTCTGGTAGCACAGACCATTCCGCCCACTTTTTACGGATTTGCTCTGCCAAATCTTCATCAACATCACCACTTAATTTAAGTGGCTGAGGTTCGATATGGATTCCTCGCGAGCCAATGACGCGCTCTTCCATCTTATCCAGGATTCCAATCACAATGTCGTGATTCTGGTCTAACGCTCGTGCCTGTTCTCGCAAACTTACCGCACTTTGTTTTGTTGATACGTTCGCACCTTGACTTTCGCGTTTTGCTTTATGTGTACGGCTTGGCATTGCTGCCTCGTATGCATTCATCACATATCTGCTTTTTGCTCGCTGTGCGCCCCATTTAGGCGAGATTGCGGCAATCGCTTTATCTAGTATTCCCATTGTTTAAAATCTCGCGTATTTGATTCTGTGGCGCTTAATGCGCTGTCTTGTTTCCACCAATAACTCATTAAGCATTTGTTGATAGCGGTCACGTTGTTTTGTCCATTCGGACACTTGGTAAGATACGGAACGTCCATTAAAGCTAACTTGGCTTTGTGCGTTTTCGATCTTTTCATCAAGCGTTCGTATTTTTTCTTCGAGTTCTTCTCTGTCGTAGATAGCCATTTTTGCCCCAATAAAAAACCGCACTTTTTTACGATGCGGTTAGTTAAGTAGTGGTAATTCAATTTGCAATTTATCTTCAAAGATTTTTAGAGTTGCTTCAAGTAACGGTTTTTTACCTTTCCATTCGTTCAGCGCTTTGCCACAAACGCTTGCTAATTGTTTTTCGGCTTTATGTTCGCCCAAAGCTTGGTAATATTGCTCAAGCAATGTCATATTGCCAGATAACAATTGATCTTGCATAAAATTAAATGCTTTGATGTAAGCAATCTTAATTGCCATTGCTTTTTTGGTTTTGTAGCCCATAACCAACAACATAAAACCGTCTTTTGTCATCTCAAACATTGGGCGCTTTTCGCCTTTTTTATCTATGTATTCAACCAAACCAAAATTGGTTCGGTTAAATTCGTCATCACCAGATTCTAAAATTTCACGGATATCACGTATAACATGGTAATGATACTTGCCAAAAACTTTTGCTACAGTTTCTGATGTGGTAATAGTTTTATAGCCTTTATTTTGTACAAACTGTTTAAAATTTTCGGGATTTGCTAATTGCATTTTCTGTCTCCAAATTTAGATAATAAAAAGCCCCAACTATCTCTAGTCAGGGCTTGAGTTATTACCGCAACATATCCACCTTTTCATAGGCTCGGTATCTACCGATTTAAGGTTGTCTAGGAGTTAAAGCCAACCACTTTTTTTACTTCCGCCACCGTTTAGCCAATTACTTTTTGTTTTGACTTTCGGTTGCGGTTTAACTTGTTCAATTTCTACCGCACTTTCTGTTTCCATTTCCGGTGCGGCCGTCTCTTTTCGGATTACGTTAGGATTTGAGCCTGGTAGTCTTGCCCAGTGTGGAACGCTATCCTCATCGCCCCATTTAATACGTTCATAGCCTCTCAAAATGGCAATAGCGTGGGCATAGCAAAATAAGTCAAACGCCTCATTATTGCCTTTACCAGGTTTGCGCCACTTGCCGTCTTGTCCTCGCTCCTCGTAGGTCAGTTCATCAAAAAACCATTCCCCAATCCACGATGGGAAATGGATATAATTAGCCCCGACAGTCTCACGACTTAATGCGTTACTAATGCGATCTTTGAGTTGATCTGTTTGGAGTAAATACAACGGCACATCACCGCGTGCCTTAGCATGACGATCTGAGCGTGATGTGTTGTCAGGATAAGTGCGCGTAATAAGTTTTTGACGTTTGGTACTATCACCTTTGACGAGATAAACGCGCTTAGATAATCCATCGCGTTTACATTTACGCCAAAACTTATAGGCATTGTCTGTTACACCATCCTCACCGCCGCTATCCACCGCCATTGCAAGGATTGGCATAAATCCGCCCTCTAGGCCCTCAATGCGATATTGCTTATTGAGTACATCGCTAATAAGTAAATCCCAGTCCTCAGGGTAGGCGGACGGATCAATTGGCAGACTTTCCCCATCTGAATTGCTCCGCATTGATGATTTAATGTTGTATCTATCAATGAGCCATCGTTCGCTGTTTTCGCCATAGCCAACAATTTGGACTACAAAGCGACGGTTCCGCCCACCCTGTACGTCAACCGCAGCCAATAAAAAACGGCACCCATAAGGCACCGTTCTTTTTTCGGTTTCTTCACGCCGCTCCATTAGCTCGTCAGATCGGCGCTGCTCAAGTGCTGAGCGTGGTAAATAAGGTAATCCCCAGTCGGTATTCGTCACCGCTTTTAATGTTTCCTCACTGCCGGTCATCTCAAATTCATGCTCAGCGGTGAGCAATTTATAAGTTAATTGCGCCCATGTTTGATAAGCGGCTGCAGGGCCTTCTAGCCAAAATGATGCGATACGAGAGTTTCTGCCCTCACCATGTATCACTCCATCTTTATCTATCGTTTGCCCCTCTTTCAGCCATTTACCGCCAATGTTTAATGCGCGTTTTTTATCAGGCTCAATTAGAGTTTGACAATGCGGACATTGTAAACGAGCATTTTCGCTCGCCTTAACATAGTCAGTATCATCACGATACCCAACCATGTTAGCCATTGATGGTTCGAACCATTCGGAGCAACTAGGGCATTGCCAATAAAATCTACGTCTATCACCGCGATTATATAAAGATAAAATCCCAGTCGTTGGCGGTGCCTCATGCGTTGATTTTGGATGATGTTTTAGATCGACTATGTCCTTACCTGGCGAACTCTCTACAAGTGTCATGCCGGCACTCATAAATGTAGTCGTTCTCTTGGACGCTAAACTAAACCCGTCGCCCTCGCCGTCCACATCATCTGGCCAACGGTCATAGTCTGTTAATGCAACGTATTTATAATCTGATGATGACAATACGTTGATAGACGGCCAACCAATTTTTAATAAGTTACCTGCTCTAAAATATTTATCGTGGACATTGTTATCGTTTTTACGCGGGCTTAATCTTTTTGCAATCTCTGGCGAGCATCTAAAAGTGCGGTCTAAACGTTTACGACTATGCTCACTAGCTTTTTCTTGCGTTAGTTGTACAAGTAAAAAATCAGACGGGTCACATATAATTGAGTAAGTAATCCAGCCATCAATCAATCCGACTGTTTTACCAGTACGCGCAGGCCCAACAAAAATAACTGCATCATATTCCCGTGAGTTAAGACAATTCATCGGCTCAAGTATATAAGGCGCAGTATTTTCATCCCATTTAACAGAGTTTCCACCACCAACAGGCACGCGCATATACTCTGCTACTGCCTCAGATACTTTCATGCGGCGCGGAGGTTTTAGCAGATTTGCAATATCTCGTCTAATATCTTTAGCTGATGCAAACATTATTGCTCCTCTGACTTATCATCACCAGTCTGTATGTGTGATGACATTTGCGATTTAACGTCATCAATTACCTGTATTACTCTGGTTAATTGTGACGGAGTTAATCCGCAATCACGCTCCAAAACATCCGGCAATGTATCAAGTGACTGCACTACTGCTTTTGCCAAAAAGCTCATTTCTTGAGCGACTTCAAATGATGGTACCAGCTCACCAGTGTCTCGCTCATATTTAAGCCTTTCGTTTTCCGCTTGCCAAAATGCTCGTCTCTCAACAGGCGATAAGCTATCAACATCTGCTGTCATTTTTTCGGCAAGCCCGATTTTAATTAAATCAGATATCGAGTAGAGCTTTAATTTGGAGTTACTACCAATAGCAGGAGTAAGCCCTGCAACCCTTTGTGACACTGTTTGACGGTGCATTCCGACTAGTTCGGCTATCTGATTTATATTGAGTTTTAAGTCAAATAAATTTTCCATGCCAAACCTACCAAAAATCCAAAAACCTTAAAAAGATGATGATGCCTAAGATGTCAAAAAACTGTCGAAAACCGCGCGCCTTGAGCCCCGTGGAAAGGGGCACCCCCCTCGGGAGTACCTTTTAATTTTTAAAATCAATTAGTTAAAATAAAAAAAAGACCGCGCTTTATTTGACGGTCTTTATTTTGGCTTGTTATTACTTTGAGCGCAGCTCTTTAATACCAATATTAATATCTTCTATTGACTTAACAACTCTGCCAACGCTGAAATTCTTGTTCACTTCGATGGATAACCATTTAAGATTGATGAGTAAGGTATTAGCCTGTTTATCAGTGAGCGATTTATTATCTTTCATTAGCACCCCTGTGAATATGTTCGTTTGTGAAATATTACTATCACTGGAAAATAATTCAAGCTCGCTCTATTTATTTCCCTTTGTAGATTCAATCCACTTGTTAATGTTTGTGATTTGGCTAGCGCACATATCTCGCTCAGCTTTAACAGTGATTAAATGCTCTACTGCTTCACCGTATGTGTTGCCTGTGAATGGAGTTTTAACACATGGAACTAAGAAAGCCTGTGGCGGATAAATGTATTCCGTCTTTGTAGTAACCCTACTAGTGCAACCGCTCAATAGCGTCATCGTTAATACGAGTGCTATAGCAAGGTTGTGTTTTAATAATTTTTCTAACCGCTTGGATTTTATCTTGGCTTGCTTGTTTGATTTCATCGTGGATTACTCTCTGTTGTTCTACCGCTTGGCGTTCCATCTCAATCGTATCTTTTAGTGATTGATTAACCTGTTCTTGTTCTGCGATAAGGTTAGCCTGTGTTTGGTTTTTGGCTTTTAAGTCATTTATCGTTCCGTGTTGAAACCAAATCCAACCGCACAGGCTAACTGCTACCGCTAGAAAAATTAGAATTAATTTGTTCATATCAATCTACCATTAACGCACGGAATAATCGGCAGCGGTCATCTAATCCATTTGTACCGCCATTAATTCGGATTGTTACCTTTTGAACAGAATCAAGTGCGGCAAGCTCGTTAAATATCCAGTACCACACCGCAGCTTTAACAGCTAATTCCAGATTGTTTGATACTTCTTTAGGACTGATTGTTTCACCTAACCAACGAGCGAATCTGATGTAGTTATCTTTACCAGTGATTTGAATTAAACCACGACCACGATAATTCCAACCGTCCATCGTTTCTTCTGGCCCGTTACCCATTCGATTAGCATATACTCGGCTTGCAATCTTTTCTGGCTTACGCTCATACTGTCGAGCAATATTAGGATTAGGGAAATACTTACGGAAAACGTTCATTAATCCGTCAGCAGAATAATTAAGGTTTTCGCTTAGTGTTGTGAACCCTGCTGTTTCATGTCCGCATTGAGCAAGAAACATCGCTTGCTGTTGTTTATTGAAGCAACCAGCTAACTCAATATGTTTATCAATCGCTTGATACATTCCTTTGATTGCTCTCGGGAAAACTCTATTAAATACCGCTTCTGAAATTAACATTTCATCGCCCTCTGCCTTTACCGTTGTTTCGACCATTATCACTGCGGTCGTTCTTCTCTTTCTCAAAACCTACTGTTTGATATTCGCTTTGAGTGTCTTGCTCGATTTCGTGTTCATAATCAGCCACTAGGTTTTTAATCTGTGTGATTCGACTGTTACAAATTTTTAATTGGTCAGTCACCTTTACAGCGTAAACAGCAACATCAGAAGATTTCTCTCCGTTCAATGTCGGTTTCGGACAAGTAATTAAAAGATTTTCCGGAATGGTTACCCGAATGATTTTAATCTTCTCAACTGGCTTACTCGGACTTAAGCAGCCTGTCGATAACAGCACGACTAATACCATCGCTACGAACACATTTACTTGAAAGAACAATCTTACTAATCCCATCCAGCTTATCTTCATTTCGTTTCCGCTCCTTTGCTTGTTCTCTAAGCAAGAATTCAATTCTGTCATTTCTATCCGTTATCATGTCCCTTAGAGCGTCAATTCTTTTCATTCGCTCTTCGGCTAATTGAGATGCTTGCTCGTACTTATCCTGCAACAGCTCTAAACTCTTATTCTGGCTATAAATCTGCACCGATAAACCTATACAACCTGCGAATAAGAAACAGGCGAAAATTCTATCGAGTGCAACTCCTAATCTTGCGGCTCTTTCTCTACCCATTCCATTTTCCTCTTGGCTTTACATCATCATCTTGGCTTTCTGTGCCATCGATTAAAATATCTTCCTCATTGTCATTGATTGGCATTTCGTCATCGTAACGAACAGAGCGTTTTCTGCTTGTTTCCTTTTCAATATCTTTCATTGAGTAGTCAGGATTTAAATCATCAACCGACCCACCGATTTGGCGAAAGAAAACCCTAAGCAATCCCCATAAGGCAGGAACGCCGAAATACCCAAACGCCCCAGCGATTGAGATAATCATTAAAGTGTCGATACTTTGAGACATTAAGAAAAACGCTACAACCATTCCACTGAAAGCCCCTACTAGAAAGCTAGAGACTACGGAAGATACTTTCACAGGTGAGCCGACTGATTGTGTTGCGGTGATATACTTGACTACACCGCCTAAACCTGAAAATGCGAGAGAAATAACCGTTGCTATGATGTCAATGCCATTGTTAGGCGATCCGTTATCTTGCATTGGTTACTCATTGAATTTTGTGCAATAAAAAACCCCGACCGTTTCCGATCAGGGTTGTTTCTAAACTTATCTTGCGTTTGCTATGCGCTAAAACCGCAACTTATACTATATACTACAATTTTACTTGCAAGCTGTCAACACTTTTATTAATTATTTTTTCTCTAGAACTTTTCTAACATCAGGATCTGTGATGAATTTATTATATCCAGATAAAATCATATCATTAGCAGCATTCGCATAATCGATTGGTAATCCAAACTTACCTGTCTTTTTCTTATCAGCAGAATAATCTTTACTTAATAATGTCGCTGCAGTTCTTTTATCTGTTAGGGTGTAATTGATAATATAAGTCCAATCAACGCTATACCCTAAATCATCCATTTTAAATTCTTTTACTGTTCCAGATAGTTTGATATTAGAGTTACCAAGCGTTATACCTGTTTTTTCCAATTCTAAAGCGGTTCCTCGTTGAGCCAAATCTGCTACATCAGAAGAAACAAAAATTTTCCCCAGCGCAGTACTTTGCATCTGGTTGCTTGCAACCTTGCCTTGTTCGTACGGTTGATAATGGAACTTATCAATCTCTGCTGAACCAGCAAAACGGGTGTAGTTTTGTGGAGTATAGGAAGACACAGGCAAAGTAGTAGAGCAACCTACCAATAATGCGCAAGCTAACCCAGTTAATAATAATTTTTTCATTTTTTGGCTCCTGTTTATTGTTTTAATAAATTAGTTAATTTTAATATAGATTAGCTTTAAATATTGTGATGTATGTCTCAAAATAAAAAACCGAACAAATCATTTTAACTTGTTCGGTTCTTGTTTCAGTCTAGGAACATAAATTTAATTTTAGCCGCCACAAAAGCACCTTTCAAAAATCTAACACCTTGCGCACGTTCACGATACATCTTAGCCGGTGAGATATTAAGAGCATTACAAATCTCTCTTTCGCTAGCCTGTTGGATGTATAGAGCCATCAAAATTTGATACTGTAATAAATCATCATCGTGGAGGTTCATTATTTGCTTTTCAATTTTAAGACACTCGTCATCGGTCAAGAACTTGATATAAGCCTTTCTCGCTGTTGGTAGCACAGGGATTGAAATCGTTGTGCTTGGATATTCCGTGCCGATTCGGTCTCGCCCCCAACAGTTACCCCATTTTTCTAAAACTCGCTCAACACTATAAGTCATTCTCAAGCTCCTTGCATTTAGCTTTGTAGATTTTAATTTGTTCTTTAATTTCTTCGATTGTGAGCTTTAATGGCGGATGGTCTTGTCGTTCTAAATACTCTACTCGTTCAATTCCAATCTTCTTAACCAGATTTATTCTGTACTCTATGGCGTTTCCGCTCTTCTGGTTATTACAAGGGGCGCACTGCTTGTGTATGTTGTCCTCGTTGAATCTCAATTCTGGACAAGCTCCACGACTTCGATAATGTCCTGCGTGCCACTGTCCTTGATGATAACGACCGCAAGATATACAAGGCTCGTTCTTATCTCTCAAGCGGATAAATTTATTCACCCAGCTTTGTAAATCATCTAACCACTCTGAGCGGCTTTTGATTTTTTGTTTAAGTGCGGTCATTCTTTTCTTGGTTTCTAACCGCTCCTGTTTATCCTGTTTCTCCCGTTTCTTTCTTGCTTGCTCTTTTGATAAAACTATCGCACATCTAGGTGAGCAGACTTTCTGTGTTGAGCTTATTGTTTTCACAAAGTAGTTACCGCATACTTTGCATTTGTGTTCCTTAGGTTTACTCATATCTACCACCATTTGCCGGTTATCAAAATCACGCCAATCACTAAGAAAGTGTATGCAGCAATTAAAATCCATAATTACCTGTTATTCATCGTCCACCACGCTAACAAACAAAACAATCACAAATACAACCACGAAAAGAACCATTGCTAGGGCTATTTCTTCTCTCATCTAGTGCCTCCAGCCATCACTAAGAATTACATCGTTCTCTACTGCCCACGATTGAACATATTCGATTAGGCTTGCTAATCGTTTTACACTCATTTGAGCTGTACTTTCTCGTAGATTGATTACTTCGCCCTCAAGCCCGATTACCATTTCAGCCTGACCGCCTGTTGCGATTTTGTGAGCTGATACCATAATCATCTTCCAAGTTTCGATATCTCGTTTCTTACCGTTAAATTCGCACTGTTTGCTAATATCGCTTAGTAGTGCGTGAAGTTTTGAATTCTGTTCAAGTGAGCGTGTCATCGGTTGGATTTTTACCACCAACGGATTTTTGTCGTCCGTTGGCAGTTCTTTAATAAACTCAATGCAATTCAACCGCACTTGGTTTGAGCGTAGGAAGAATTGCTTCTTAAACTCCATATCCACCGCACTTTTTAACAAAATCAAGACTTACGGAACGCATAACAAAATCTTGCATTGACGGATCAAACACAATAACCATCTGCCCTTTGTTATTGCCTTTGATTTCCTCGCCTGTTACTGGATGGATAAATGCGATTCGTCCACCTGTAATATCAATCACTTCATTCGCTACGTTGTGAATGTGGTTTTGATACCACTGCGTAGATTTGTCGTTGTTGAGCAACATAACAACAAGGCATCCAGCGTCTCTTAACTCTTTTGCTTTAATGATGAATGGAGTTACATCAGAATAAGGCGGATTTACATAAACCGATGTACAGCAAACATCATCCTTCAAGAATTTGGCGTTCACACTTAAAAAATCATGATAAACGCCTTTCTCGCCAATATAATTTGGAGTTAATGCGTTACTCTCATCAGCACAACCGTCAACATCAAGTAAAAATCTAGCATCCAACCAATTAAAAACGTATTGCGGTGTGCGCCATGTGTCTTTATCAAATTTTTGTTCTGTCATTTACGAAATCCCCATAATTTCTTTAATCTTTGCCACACCGTTTTTTGATACTTCTGGAGGAATAACTTTTGGCTTTTGCTCTATCAGCTCTGGAATTTGAGGAAACTCAAAGCCTGTTTTCACTTTTTCGGCTACTTCAGCAAGGATTTTTGGCATAGCCTTTTGGCAATCTTCCCATTTCTTTTTGCCGTAACCGTCATAGATTGTTTTTAACAAGTAATACTCTGCTCTCGAACGGAATTTGAAATTGTGTGGCTCTTTCGCATAACCAAAGTATTTTTGGAGTCTTGACTCTAATTCCTCTAATGTCGGCAGTCCTAATTCATGGTTGTCGTAGTTGTTACACCAGGAAATAAACTCACCAACACTTGGCAAATATCCGTTTGCTTTAGCTCTTGCAGCGGCCATTCCACGTTTAACTTGCTCAAATGTTTTAATCCCGTTTTCGGCAAAACCTAATACCCATTGTTGCTTTAGCGTTTCCAACTGTTCGCCACTTACGCTTAACAAAATCGGACAGCTTGCAGTTAAGTTTGTGAAAATGCGATCAATCATTAAACGGACTTGATCAGGCACTTGATTTTGAGTTGATTGTTGTGTTGTTAATTGGTTCATCAGAATACCTCTGCCATTTTTTCAGGCGTTCCCCAGTTGGTTGAATTTCGCTCTTGGAATGTTGTTCTGTGTGGTTTTCTCTCGCTCGCTTGTTTTTTGATTGAGAGCTGAACCCATTTTTCACGCAGACTTGATGGACTTAAAATATTCAGCGACCAGAACGGATCTTGATTAGCCCACTGGAAAAGCTCGCAGATATCTCTATGCGTTTTACCATCACGCTCACGCATCAATCTCACGCAATTCGCCCAACTATCCATACTCTTAACCTTGAATTCTGGATTTAATTTTTTTAACAACTCAAAAATCCATTCTGCTGCTCGCATATCATCAGGCGAGAAAGAATATTTTTTTGTTCTCCGCTCCGTCTGGAAATTTTTTTCAGACGAAGAAGTATTGTTATTTTTAGTAGTGTTATTTATATTGTTATTTTGTGTGTGAACTTTCTTCACTACTGAAAGTGAACTTTCTTCACTACCGCTATGAACTTTCTTCACTAGTGAACTTTCTTCACTACTTGATGTTTTATAGTCTTTTACTGAGAAAACTTTGATTTTGTTTGAACCGATTTTTTGCTCAAGTAAACCTAATTCAACAAGTCGCTCACAGGCATCAATAACTTTTCGATTGCTTAACCCTGTAACTTTCATAAACTGACTCACAGAAATAGCATCTTCTTCCTTGTTCCAGCCCTTTGTTTTTCTTAAAACGTATAAGTAACATTTCAATTCCGCACCCGTTAAATCAGCCAATAACTCATCAATGACAGAATTAGGTAACTGGAAAGAATTAACGACAAAATCACTCATTGCATCAACTCCGAAGCATAACGAGATGCGATATATTCAATTCCTTTACTGGTAACTCGTGTTTGAGTGTAATTGTGACCGTGTTCGGTTGTGCCAGTTTTCACATCAAACAAGCCTTTGGCGTGGTATTTTTGGTAAGGTAAAAGATTTCCAGATTGTCTAAACAAAAGCCCGTCATCAACCAAGCAATCAATCATCGCTCTTTCTGGAACTCTTAGAATTTTCGCTGTCTCACGAAGTGATTTAGTTGTTCCAACTTCTACATAGCGCTGAACAAATTCAACTTTCGGGCGTTGTTGCTCAAGCAATAGATTTTGTCTTTCGATTTGTTCCGCTTGGTCTGCTGCAAGTCTTAAAGCCTCTGATAAGGTTTGCGGGATTTGTGGCATTTGTTGATTTTCTAACTCTTGCCAGCGATCAACTAATCGAGCTGTGAATTCTGGTGATAATTGAGCAACCACCACATAGCTATCACGTTTAATTAATTGGTATTCTGTGACAACTTGACCTAGATGATTTTTAACTTCCACCATTGGTGTAAGTTGAATTAATCCCTTGTCTTGTAAGCGTTCAATGGTTCTTTTTACTGAATCGTGTCGAGATTCAACTAAGTCTGCAATCTCTCTACTGCTCATTGTCAAAACACTTGAATTTTTTCTCATCATCGGTGATAATAGTTCCATCTTTTAATACTCCAATACGTATTGATTGATTACTAACCTCTGTTACCGCAGAGGTTTTTTATTGCCCCATTTCTTCAATCGCTTTCTTTGCTAAAGTGATTAAAGCCTTGTGTTCATCTTGCGGAATAACGCAAGACTCCCCTTTTACGTGTACGCTTAACCCAATTTCATCGAGATAAGCACACACCATTTCGAGATAGTTAGTTTGGAATCTGCCAAGGTTGCTTGGGTCAATCCCAATCTTTTCCGCTATCTCCTTGTTCGTCTTTTCGGACGATTTCTTGTAGATCAAATCCGCAATCTTCATTGCATCTTTGTTTAATTCATTGCGTGCCATTGCGCTTGCCTATTGATAAATTAGTTTTGAGACGGGAAAACATCTTCGATGCAGACTTTCGCACCAAGTGAATTCAATGCTTGAACAATTTTTTGTGCGACAAGTAAAGATGGTGCGCGCAACCCCGTTTCATAGTTGGCGATCCGTGGTTGCCCCCAACCGATGTGATGAGCAAGCTCTCGTTGAGTAATCCCGAGTTGCCCGCGAATCTGTGAAATATTGTTCATAAATAATTCCTTTTTGTGATTTTTACTTGGCTATTAAATCACATTATGTAATTTATATCAATCACAAATTGAAATTATATAAACATAACGTAACGTGTTACCATTTGTGCCAAAAGAGGGGATATAAAATGACTACACTTGGAGAGAGAATAAAAGCGTATCGAGAGCAGTTGAAAATCAGTCAAAAAGAATTGGCAGAAAGATGTAATGATATCGATGACCGCAGTGAGAATACGCGCTGGGGACAACCTCGAATCGCTAATTATGAAAAAGGGAACAGAACACCAGATCTGGAAGATATATCCATCATCAGCAAGGCGCTTAATATCCTTCCTGAAGTATTGGCATTTGATTCAAACGTGAGCGTAATCGAAGAGAAAACGTATCGCTATCCCTTGTTAAGCCCAATCCAGGCTGGATTATGGACGGATATTAGCTCTCTTGAGGGCTTTGACGGTTACGAGATGATCCCAAGCACAGTGATAGCCTCTGAAAATTCGTTTTATTTACGAATTGAAGGCAAATCTATGCTCCCTCGTTTTAATGAGGGTGATCTCGTTTTAATCGATCCTGACATTTTGCCTACTCCTGGGAAATTCGTGGCAGCAATCAATGGCGACAACGAGGCAACGTTTAAGCAATACAAAGAGCTTGGCACGAGAACACCAGAAGGCATACCGCACTTTGAGCTTGTTCCGCTCAATCCAATGTTTCCAACATTAAGCTCGCTCAACCATGAAATTCGTATTATTGGCGTGGCAAGAGAACGTGTAGAAACGTTATAGCGTGGCGTGCAATATGGGCTTAATTGGTTGTAAGTAAATATATTTTTATATGATATTAGAGGTAAGAAATGAATAAACAAGTTAAATTGCGCGCTTTTAGTATTTCTCAAGATAAATTTAGTGGCACAGTTACAGTCTCTGACTTGCTAAAAGAAGTTTTGGCTAATTCAAAATCAAGCAATGAGCGAAGAATGCGTTTAAGTGAAGATGATCCAAAGAAAGAAGAAGATTTAATTTCACATTTTAATATCGAAAAAGATAATTTTATTTTTGCGACAATGCTTCGTATTGCGCCAGGGGATAATGTTCAACATATTGATGAAGCCTTATTTAATAAAGCCAACTTCTCCATTAGTGACCTACTTAATGCAAAATTGAATACCAGTGCCATTTATAAAGATCATTATTATTTTGCCCTTTCAAATAATTTCCTCGTAACAAATTTGAACAGCAGAACAACCATAACAAGGCTACAAACTTATTTAAATTGGCTGTTAAAAGAATTGATTGATTTATCTCCCGTTATAGAAATTAAAGAAGAGTATGACTTGGCAAGTATTAAATCATTTGTTATTCAAGATCCGCAAATAAAGAATAAAAGCCACATAGACGAAACGCAGTCTGATAACTCAGCGATACTCTCTCGCCTTAAAGATTTGGCTTTTGATCAAGTGAAAGCTTTGTTCAAAGATGCAACTGATTTGCAAGATGTTGATTTAAGTCAGATTGTGTCGGCAAAACTACTCATTCAACTAAAAAATCCAACAAAAAAATCACCAGAAGAAGTTAAAAAAGCATTTAGTGCAGTCTTGAAACCAGTGTCTGATTTAGATAATATTTCATTTAAGACTAGACGCGGGGCATCCGTCACCGGTAGTCAATTAGAAAAATCTAAGATGGTTGAAGTTGATACTACCGAAACCGGTAAGCTCAACGAGCAAACATTATTACAACAAATGGAAATATTTATAAAAGACCTTGAAAACGAACAAAAATAAAATAGCAATGCTAACAATCAGCATTCTATTAACCGTCTTTATATCATCATTATTCTTTCCTGAATATAATAATGAAAAGATGGGAAACTTAGTTAATACAATTTATACCATATCTGGAATTATGTTTTCCATTGGTATGGGGGTTATTTGCACCTTTAATCCAAGTGGGATAAAGAATGAGAATATATATTCCATCATTGAAAATAATATATTTAAAGTAAGAAGTTCATTTTTATTCTATTTTGCTTTATCTACCATTCTGGTTATAACACAAACTATTTTTCATCGGATCGCGGTAGATTTTGACTTTATTGATATTACTATTATTTTAGACGCTAAAATATTTACACTCGTTATGTCGATAATTGCCATCATTTACTATATTATTAATTTCCAAGCCATACAAAAGCTCAATTTAGATATTGCCAAAAGAATAATACAAGAAGAAAAGCTAACTCAAACCATGCACTGACGCTACTTCATCCGATGTTACCGACATCAATATAGGAGACATATCAATCGCAATAAACCGCCTCACCGGCGGTTTTTTTATTAACATTTAAACTCCGCAATCAACTCCTCTAGCACTGCTCTCTCCACTCTGTTTGCAATGATAACCTCCAATCTATCATCTACTCTAGATACAATCTCATCAACCCCCAAATCGTTAATCAGCTCGCAATTTAACGAGATTAGCCATTTTTTAAACTCTTTTTTCATAATTCGCCCTCCTTATCGGCAGGAACATAATAAACCAACCTCAATTTAAACCAATTATCGCCACCAAAATTTGCGATCAGCATCGCAAAAATCTCAAAAACACACCACAAAACACAAACTTTATTTTTCAACTGGTTAAAAAACAAGCAATCAAACACATTTTTTGAAAATTTATTTCCTTGAAAATCAACCAATTAATCACAAAATGAAATATTTTTAGCTAAACAAATCACATTTTGTGTTGACTATACTATTTCAAAATGTGATACTAAGCCCATCAAAACGAGATACGCATAAACAAATATCTCAGCGCTCTTTAAAAATCAGATTACAAGAAGTTTACTCATAACGGCATTATGCGGTCGTGTAGATTAAAAGCCCTACCCTACATAATGAGAGTAAACGGAATTCCCACTGAAAGATGAGACCAGTGAAAAACTGACAGTTACAGAAAGTCAATTCGCAGTGGGGAAATATCTCAAAGCACATTTGAAATACAGAGACACAACGACCCGTGAAACCGTTGCGAATGATAGAGAGGAGTGTGCTTTGAAATGGCTCTTTGTTTAGTTGGTTGTGGAAACCGACACGGTACAAAACACGGTAGCGTTATGAAAAATAACACGGGTTCAAATCCCGGAAGAGCCTCCAGCTAAAGCCGTTCTCAAAATGCGAATGGAATCGCCCAATCTTCTTGAAAATTGAATGGAATCGAGAGCGGCTCTAGCTGGAAACAGCGTTAGTCATAATTACAAAAATCTCATTTAAAATTGGTTAGACCCCTAGTTGCTTTCACACTTTGGCACTAGGGGATTTTTTTAACCAATATTTCTTAACCAACAAAGAGGTGAACTATGAAAATCAAAAACATTTTACAAGTATCTGCTGACATCATTTTTGGAATTGCATCGATTGCATCAATGCTATTTGCCCTATTCGTGCTAATTGTTGTAGCAACAACACCAGCACACGCCTATACGCAAGAAGAAAGAGCGCAAGCCTCTTTATTGTGGAATGCAGAACATGGCGATCTGCAACCGAATTTAACTGAACCGGCTAAACAAGAGGCTCTAGTCTTTACCGCAGCAAAACAAAAGGAATTGGATCATGAAAAAGGCAAAAGTAGAAATTAAGGTTGAGCCTTATCCGAAAGGTGGTTGGTATGTTGTTGAAAGAGTTGGCGGTAAAGTATGGTGGCACTCTTCTAATTACCAATCAATAGAGCTTGCTGAAGTGCGAATGAAAGAGCGTAAAGAGCTAAAAGCAAATACGGCTGAATGGCTCAATAACAAGCTCGCTCGCCGCTCAAAACCGAAAACTGGACTAGCAACCAAGCCAACATTAGTTAAGCGTATTTCAAAGGCTAAGATGCGTTATTTAAAACGTTTTGATGAGTACAACGAAATGCGCAATCAACAGCCTGAATCTGAGCGCCAAGCTGAATTCCAACTTACTGAGATTCATCGTCTTTTTGGCGTACACGCAACCACAATCGAGCGAGCGATTTATTATCGCCAAATCAAGCCTCGAGGCAAAAAATTAATCAGAGGTCATTGGGTGAGAACATTTAAATACGAGGATTTATGCTCTTACTTTGACATATTGAGAGGTATTCCAAATGGAAACGACACAACGACAATGGGAAATGGCTAGTTTTACTGCTTATGACAAGGCGCAAGAACAATATGATGCGTATGGTCGGGCGGTAGAAATGGAAATAGAGAGCATTAAAGAAGATATCGCTAATTGTGATGATGATGTTATCTGTGCTTTTAGAGAGAAGATGCTTGATTATGATGAGGTTATCAATGCCTTTGATGATGATACATTTAATGATGATGAATTTATAAAGGCGGTCGCACTTGGTACTGACTATGAAGAAATTAGAATTAAAATCTTGGTCGCTATGGCAGAAGATAGATTAGAACAGCTAGAGGAAGATTATCGAAAAGGATATATCCTTAATGATTAACCAATAAAGGTGAAACAAAATGACTAACCAACCACAAACTAATCAACAAGTAAAAGCTCCCGTTAAGCATAAAACACTTCGGGAGCTTTTTAATGACCCAATTATTAAGACCAAAGTCGAACAATTAATCGGGAAGAATTCAGCAACATTTGCAACAAGCGTGATGCAGATTGCCAACAGTAACGCATTACTTAGAAAAGCTGAACCAGCAAGTATTTTTAATGCAGCTTGCATGGCAGCCACTCTTAACTTACCACTTCAAAATGGGCTAGGCTTTGCCTATATCGTGCCTTTTAACAATAAAAAGGAAAATAAGACAGAGGCTCAATTTCAACTAGGTTACAAAGGATTAATTCAACTCGCTCAACGCTCTGGGCAATTTAAAAGATTGGTTGCTGTGCCGGTGTATGAAAAGCAATTAATAGAAGAAGATCCAATTAATGGCTATGTATTTGACTGGAAACAAAAGCCAACACAGGACGAAAAACCTATTGGATATTATGCTTACTTCGAATTATTGAATAGCTTTACTGCTGAATTGTATATGACAGAGGCAGAAGTCGATCAACACGCACAGCGTTATTCTCAAACTTACCGCACTTACCTTGATAAAAAGGCAAAAGGACAATGGGCGGCAAGTGTTTGGGCTGACAACTTCGAGGCTATGGCATTAAAAACGGTGATGAAGTTATTGCTATCAAAACAAGCTCCATTATCGGTTGAAATGCAACAGGCTGTATTGGCCGATCAAGCTGTTGTGAAAGATGCTGAAAAGCAAGAATTCAACTACGCAGATAATATTCAAGATGCGAGCTTTGTAACGATTGTAGATGACGAGACATTTAATAACTGTAAACAAAGCATTATCAACGGTGAAACTACTCTACAAGACTTGTGCGATAGTGGAGCTTATGAGTTTAGTCAAGAACAGATTGCGGAATTAGAGGCGATTGAAAATGGAAATGTACAAGCTGAAAGCTAGATGCTCTGGCTTGGCTGATTTAATGGCAAAACCGAAAAGTGGTGGCGGTATATCTGCCACTGCTAAAAGTGCGGTGAGAAAGATAGTTAAATATGACCTGTTTGGCTATCAAGATTTTGAGGGTAACAAATACACCGAAAAAGGCATCGCACTTGAAGAACAGGCAATTAAATTAAGTGGTCGCAAGCGTGGACTGGCTTTAAAGAAAAACGAAGAAAGACGGGAAAATGATTGGATTACTGGCGAATGTGATATTTACGTTCCTACAAGAAAGCTAATTATTGATACAAAATGCTCGTGGGATATTGGTTCGCACCCTTTCTTTAGTGATGAGGCGGAAGAAAAAGCTAAAAAAGCAGGTTATACAATCCAAATGCAAGGCTATATGTGGCTATGGGATTGTGAAGAAGCTCAAATTGACTTTGTACTCTTACCTACTCCATACGAGCAATTATCAAGCTATGACAATCCAGAACGATATATTGAATTAGTGGAGCAAATACCACAATCAAAACGCATTACAACAGTTACGGTTAAACGTGATGACAAAATCATCGAAGAAATCAAAGAGCGAGTAAATGTTGCTCAAGAATATTATCAACAATTAATTAAGGAAATGAGTTAATGGCACGCAATACAAACACCGTTATATTAGTCGGTCATTTAGGTGGCGATCCGGAAATCCGCCAATTCCAAAATGGCGGTCAAATTGCAACATTTAATCTTGCTATCGGCGATGATTACCGTGATAAACAAGGCGATACTGTTAATCGTACGCATTGGATACCAATTGTGGTACACGGCAATTCTGCCGATGTGGCGAGACAATATCTTCAAAAAGGCTCAAAAATCTGCGTAACAGGAAAGCTGGTGCAGGAAAGTTGGCAAGATCAAAACGGCAATAATCGCACCGCACTTAAAGTAGCGACACAATCGTTTGAAATGCTAGACAGTAAAGCAAGAAATGAGATGCAACAGACAACCAAAGATAAAGAAAAAACCGATCCATTAAGTGCAATGGCTGAACAAGATGATGGTTTTTCAGATGGAATCCCGTTCTAGGAGTGGTGTATGAATATAACGCTGAATGAAATGAAAGAGACATATTTAAAATACTCAAATTTAAAGCTCGCAGCTAGTGAGCTTGGCATGAAGTGGCAGACTCTGTATTGGCATTTAAAGAAAAACAATATACCTGTTACTGGAGATAAGTCTAAATATGGAAGCGCCGCAGATAGATTTGCAGCAAAATCAGAAAGCGATTTCATGGATTTAGTTCCAAGTGCTAAAAATATGAACAGAAGTAAATATCAAAGCAAAATTGATTTCAAAGTAAACGACTTACTTATCGACCTTAAAGCTTCAAAGTTGGCAGCTAAAAGCAAAAAGTCAAAGTCAAAAAACTGGGCGTTTTCCATTAAAAAACAGGAGTTGATGGCTGATTTTATTGTTTGTTTTGGTTATGTAGAAAGTGATATTGAGTCGATTTTTCTCTTACCTAAAGAGGTTGTAAGATTTAAAACCACAATCTCAATACCTTACAACGCATCAAACTCTAAATATGGTGATTATTTAGTATCAAAGGATGAGTTAAGAGAATTTTTTGAAGTAACCACAGCGATAAGTAATAGTGTTGCAGCGCAAGCTAATTAGGGGTGGCTATGGGGAAGAAAATAACCTTAACGCACTTTGATAACAAGCCGATAGAGCTTGATGTGGATGATATTCATGTAGTCGGGCCAAAAGACAAAGGGGCGTATATCATCCTTAAAACTGGCGATGCCTTTCTCGCAATGGAAAGTCAAAGCCGTATTTTAAAAATGATTAAGGCCGCAAAATAAGGCGGTTTTCTTTTAGGTAAATTATGAACAAAGAACACGCAGAACACGAATTAGCGGAATTACACGAAAAAGAACGGAGTTTAGAAAAGGCTCTCGAGCTTGTGCGTGAGAAAATCCGTGAGTTAGTTAATTATACAGACAAGAACAAGGTGTAAAAAATGAAATCGCAACAAAAGAAATATGAGCTAACGGATGAATTTATTGAACACTGGAGCGGTAAAAAACTATACCGAATTAGAGCGTTGGTTACATTTGGCACTGTTATAGCTGGACAGCTTGGTGGTTTTATTGAGTCAGAAAAAAATTTAGACCAGTCATTGTCAGGTAACGCTTGGGTGTACGGTGACGCTTGGGTGTACGGTGACGCTTGGGTGTACGGTGACGCTCGGGTGTTCGGTGACGCTCGGGTGTTCGGTGACGCTCGGGTGTTCGGTGACGCTCGGGTGTACGGTGACGCTGAGGTGTACGGTGACGCTCGGGTGTTCGGTGACGCTCGGGTGTACGGTGACGCTGAGGTGTACGGTGACGCTTGGGTGTACGGTGACGCTTGGGTTAGATCTTATGCGGTAATTTCAGAACGGAAAATGATTTTTGGGGCCAGCAATGTTGGCTCAGAAAACGGTACGCTAACCGTTTTTAACGGCAAAGACGGGCTAATTGTAACACGCGGCTGTTTTACTGGTACGGTTGATGAGTTTTTAGCAAAATCTGCCAAGGTGCATGATAATAAAACAAAAAATGAATACAAATTGTTAATCGAAGTGGCGAAAAGTAGAATCTTAGGAGTTAAAGATGAATGAAATTAATGTAAGTATTCCTTATTCATTATTCAAAGATATTTTTACGTTAGCTTTTTCATTTAGGCTCATACCAACCGTTAGTGATACAGCTTGCTTGTCAATCGACAATGCTAAGAAATACTGGATATTGCTTGATAGCAAAACAAGAGGCGATTTGATTTGGGTTTGCTTACAGCATTTAGAGAAAGGCGGTGATTCGGAAGATGTTAAGGAATTTATTAATTGGGCTGGTGAAAATATTGATGTAGAGCATCGGAAGAATTTACAGCGACCATTGGTTGATGTTTTGCCAGTGGTGAATCTTGGTGATAAAAAGCAATAAATCAATATCAAATAGGCGTTCCAGGTGAGCGCCTTTTGTTTTAATGGAGAAAGAAAATGAAAGAATTTGACTTAAAAGCAGCCTTGAATGGCGAACCAGTAGTTCTTCGTAGCGGTAGAAAAGCATTTGTAACGTGCGATTTAAGACGGTATTTTAAAAATACAATAAGTGATAAGAAGTTAATCGGTATTGTTGCTATGGAAGATGACCCCAATTCTTTCAGCGTTTCCTCAAGATGGTATGATTCTGGTGCGTACCACGACACAGAGACTAACGAAGAAAGCGATTATGACATCATTGGAATGTGGGAAGAGCCAAAGATTAACATTGAGGATTTACCTAAGCCGTTTAAGCCGAAAGAGGACGATGAATACTTCTATATTAATGGCGGAATTATTGAGTATGAAAGTGAATTCTGGAACTCAAGTGATTTTGATATCAAGGCCTCGAAAAGAGGCGGTTGCTTCCGCACAAGAGAAGATGCTCAAAAATGGCTTGATTTTATGAAAGGTATGCTGGAGTAAGTTATGCTATCATATTCAAAAAATTTAAGGTGATGAATATGAAAAAAGCAGAAATCAAAACCAACTTCACTCCGTTTGCTGTAATGCCGCTAGCGCTTGTTTGTGAGGCGACAAAACTTAGCGAAGATGAGCTTTATAATCTCGTTCGTGATGGCAAGTTTCCAAAACCTATATATCCTCAACCGCATATTCTTAGATGGAGTGGCGATGATGTGAGGGAATGGATCGAACAAAACAAACGGAATGAAGAATAATTAGTTAAGATTGCTATATATTGACACCGCTTATACTTAGGATTAAGATAACCGCACTACAAACAACTAGCGGCAATCCGCACCCGAAAGCATAGCGGTTTTTTTATGCCTAAAATTTAAATGTGCAGATCTGCACATTTCAATGTTCGGGTCGAGAGAGCCTAATAAAACACCGAAAGGAAATAAGCTCCGCTGTCTAGTTGCAGTAGTTGAAGCCCGAACAACCCTACTAAGGTTGTTCGTAATATGAACTAACAACTAGGGGCATAAAAATGTCAAATTTAACAATTCTAAACAATTCAATTCGTCAATTAGACAATCTTTATTCGCTAACAGATTTACATGGAGCAAGTGGCGGTGAGCAAAAGCATAAGCCTGCCTTATTTTTATCAAACCAACAAACCAAAGAATTAATCTCTGAAATAGAGATTGAGGGCGAAGTAGGAATTCCTACTTCGGTAGTAAAAACGGTTCGAGGCGGTAGAGATTTAGGACTTCAAGGAACCTACGCTTGCGAAGAATTAATGCTTGCCTATGCGATGTGGATTAGTCCTAAATTCCACTTAATCGTATTGCGTGCGTTCTTAAATCTACACAAGAAATCTACCGCACTTTTACCAAATACGATTACACCTGAACAACAACAGGCGATCCAATCAGCGGTACAACAAGCACACCATAGAACAGGTTTACACTGGCAAGAAATCTACCGCCAGTTAAAATCTGCTTTCAAGGTTGCGAAATACGACCAATTACCACAAGACCAATTCGGCAATGCAATGGCGTTTATTATGAGCTTACAGCCGATAGCACTTCCACCAGCAGAAGAAAAATTCAAATTTGAATTAACGAAAGAAGAAATCTCAAATATTACTCTTTTGTTATTCTCGCACGGGCAGATGAATTGGTTGCTTGGAAGATTGATTAAACCGTTAGAAACAATCGGATCGTCTTTTAGTCCTACCGTTTACGGTCATCACACAGAATATAAGCGTTTCTATGATAAATCGTTACCACTAGCGAGAAAGCTCATAGAACCGCTTAAACAATCCCACAAAGCCGATTTTGAACATTTGCTATATCGTTTATCGGCTAACTAAAATAATTCGTTATAACCGCTCTTATGGGCGGTTTTTTATTGGAGAGAATATGGAAAGAGAATTTTTTGATGAATACTGCAGTCCAGAATTATTAGCATTAATAACTGGATATGTTTGTCCAAAATATCAGATGAAAAGCTTAAATGAATTCGGAATTCCTTTTCTTCATCCAAAAGGAAATAGGAAGTTCCCGCTTGTGTTACGATCTGATGGTGACAAGATTTTGAAAGGTGAGAAAGTACAGCAGATTACACAAACAAAAGAAAGAAGGCGGTCTGCAGTATTAAGTTAGTAAGGGGGATATTATGGCACGTCCAAGAAAACGAATTAATCAAGGCTTGCCACAAGGCTTAGTATGTCGGAATCGCAAAAGAGCGGATGGATCAATCGTGGTTTATTACTACTACACGATGGCCGATAAAAAAGAAGTTGCTTTAGGAAAAGATAAGCACATTGCTATTCTGGAAGCGGCAAAGCTGAATATGCAGTATCTGACGAAAAAAGATAATATCCTTTTTATCGAAGTACTTGAACGATACGAAAAAGAAGTTGTGCCGCTTAAAAAAGCGAAGAATACTCGAAACTCAAACATTCAGGCTATAAAGAAATTGCGCCAATACTTCCAAGATCCACCATTTACCCTTGATGAAATAGAACCTATACACATTCGTGAATATTTAGATTGGAGAAAAGACGTTAAACCAACCGCAAATATCGAAGTTGGGTTATTTGGCCACATTTGGAGCATGGCGAGAGAATGGGGGTACACTGAAAAGATTAGCCCATCTACAGGGGTTAAAAAATTTAAAGTGAATTATCGTGATGTGTACATTGAAGATTATATCCTAGATAAAATCTACGACTGCGCCACAGGTGATATGAAGGACATTATGGATGTGATGTATTTAACCGGACAACGTCCGGTAGACGTGGTGAAAATCCATAGCTCACACATCTACAATGATTTACTGCATATTACACAGCAAAAAACAGGTAAACGTGTTGCTATAAAAGTTATAGGTAGACTAAAAGAGATTATCGACAAACGGATCACTGAAGAAAATCAGTTCCTATTTACGAATAAATGGGGGCGAAAGCTCGAGCGGAGATCACTTACAGATTATTTCAAAGATACCCGTAATGCGGCATCAAGAAAATATAAAGAGCTAGCAGAAGAGATCAATCAAGTACAATTGAGAGATCTTCGTGCTAAAGCAGCAACAGACCTTTCATTAATGATTGATGATGAACGAGCCAGAAAACAACTTGGGCACACTTCTGCACGGACTACTCAGCATTACATCAGAAAAGAAAAACCACTCAATCCTACCAAATAAAAAAGGCTCTTCAAATGAAGGGCCTTTTTGTCACAAATCACGTTCCGAAACGTTTTTAAAACTCATTGATTTTATTAAACTTTAAAACCTAAAAACAAGAAAAGGTTTCGGAATTAAAATTGACTTTAGATAGCGTAAATACTGGATTATGCTCTTTTGAAGTCAATGTGAACCAATTTTGGTTTGAATGGGTGACGTTGCATTGCTTGA